GTATAAGTTTGACCACCTGTACCCGTCAGAGTTTGAGAATAGGTAGAAGCTGCTGTTAAAGCCGTTGTACCACCTGCCGCTGCAACGGACGTATTGGCTTGGTTAAGTCGGTTTACCGCTACGTTTTGGTTGGCGTCTCGCAACATAACCGAGTTAGCACCAGACGATGCGGTAACGCCTGTACCACCATAAGCCACGCCAATAGTGGAACCATTCCAAGTACCAGAAGCAACAGTGCCTAAAGCACTGACATTGCTTGATCCATCAAGGTTTACAGATTTGCTAGCAGGGTATGTAACAAATACGTTAACAGTACCACTAAATGTAACCGCAGAACCAGAATTACTAGAAGATAAAATTGTTGTACGAGTTAGTGTTGGGCCTGTAGTTGAGTAAGTGCCAATGCCCGCTTCCCAGTTTCCAGAAGCGTCTGTAGCTGCGTAATAAGTTGTATTGCCATTTCCAATAGCAGTAAAAGACTGATACCCGACAACAGAACCAGAAAGCGTAAAACTAACGGTCGTGTTTGCAGTACCAGTCTGTTGAACCCGGTCAAGCAATACTAGAGCCATCTAGGACTCCTTAAGAAGTAGCGGTTGTGCTATAAGTTACTGATACAGTATCGCCAGCTGTTGTGGTCTTAGCTGTTGCAAATGCACCTGCACTGTATAGAGTACCGCCAGTATTGCTTTGGGTTGAGCTTGCACCTGAACCTGTAACTAAAAAGCATCCAGTCACGTTACCACCAGCACCAGTAATAGTGTAAGTAATTGCCGCTGCCGCTGCTGTAGTTACGTTAGATGGGGTTGTACCGCTTGAAGTAGCAGCGCTAAATACGGCTGTACCACGAACTGCAGAACCACCAACGGTGTAGTTAGTAAACTCAGTCCAACCCGTATGGGAAGTCATAGTATCAGAAGCCGCAAATGTAGGGCTAGTAGTACCAATCAAACCTAGGAACGGACCAACTGTCGTGTATGCGCTACCAGCTAGTAAAGTGTTTAACATCAACTGCTTACCAATAGCGTTAACTAGATTTGGAAAGCTGTCTGTCCACTTTAAATTACCATCAGCATCACGGCACTCCACATGGTAGTGACCATCAATACCTACGGTTTCTGTACCAGCTACATTGGCTTGTAAGCTAATTTCCGCTATATCGCCGCAGCTTGCTATTTCTTTTTGCATAAAAACTCCTAACTAAATCTAATTATGGCGTCTTGTGCATCCGCCGTTGGAAAGGTAATTGTAAAGCTTGTCGTAGGGGTTTTATCCGCCCCAAAATTAAGTACAGCAACAGCGGCTCCAGTGGTGCTATTATAGATTAAAGCCCCTCTAGTCGTAAAGGAAGCAGGGGTCCAAGTCACGTTTGAAAAGGATATGTAAGCAGTAACACCACTAGATGTTGGCCTCTGACTTATTGTTAAAACCTTGCCTGTTGCTGTGTACCCCGTACCTACTACTTCCCCCACAGACGTATAAGCTAGCGTTGTTTCGTCTAGGTTGGCGCTGGCTGTGTATAGGGCTATCTTGTAGGTATATGGGGTTCCAACCGCAAAGTTCTCTAAAGCACTTAAACAGTTTTGTTTGAAGATGGTGCATTGACCTTGTGTAATCATGGATTAACCGGGATTTTAGCTTGCCCGTCCCTGTATGCGTCCCCACGTTCCAGACCAGTTCCCAAACGATTAAGTTGCATAAGAGCCTCGGTGTACTTGTCTTCGTAATATTTAACCAAATCCTGCTCGCCCTTCATGAATAACATAGCTTCACGCATAGATCCATAGAAAAGGACTGGGTCATAGTTATCACCTAACCAGCTTGTGCCAGTAGTGTTGTTGACAGTAGCTACAGTTACAGAAAAACCAGATCCTGTGCCACCAATAGATGAAGAAGCGGCTGTAAGGCTATCGCCAACAGCATAAAAATTGCCGCCGTTAGTAAGTGCAACTGCAGATACAACACCGCTAGAAACAGTAATAGTTGCCGTAGCTCCAGAGCCTTGACCGCCTGTTAGCGAGATATTAGGGTAAACCCCAGTACTATAGGAAGAACCGCCGGTAGGGGCATTAAACCCAGAAATAGCACTTTGAACAATAGATACTGGGTAATAAAAATAATGTAGTTCTATAGCGTACCCACTGTCGGGGGTTGGCCCTACAATAAAAGACAACTCATTAGCATTGCTATACTGAGAACCAAACAGCGCGTAATACTTAGGCAGTCCGGTAGATGTCGGCGTAGGGTAAGCTTCACGAATAAAGTTAACATCTTTGTTAAGTAAATACTTGTACGAGGTATCTGTATCAATAACCGCCATTGAATAGGTAGATAGATAGTCATCAGGGCAAGATAAATACTTATTGCTAGCTGTAAGCGCACCCGTTACGTTTTTTCGCAACGCCGGAATTTGGACAGAATTATAAACCCGCTCCTCTGCTTGTTTAACAAAAGTAGGTATATTCGCTACAAATAACGATTCTGTATTTTCAGAGTAGTCCTGTATTGCTTGGTACAGTTGTACGTAGTTCATTCGGGTTTACCCTACTAGGCCATTGGCCCACGAGATGTGTAGCCTTTAGTAGCAGCGCCGTGACCACGTTGCTTAACGCCGTCAGTTTTTACTACATCGTTTTGGCTTTTAAATGTTCCAGCTACAGACATTTTAATTTGATCTACGCCGTTACCCGGTTTAGTAACTGCATTTTTAGCTGTAGTCATAGTTTTACCATCCATAGTATGTGGTGCCGCATATACGGCAGCAGAGCCTACTTCTTTGCCACCTTGTTTCATAGAGAATTTAGCCATGATTAACGCCCTCTTTGAGCTGCCAATTTAGCCATACCACGACCCATAGTCTTCATGTTAGCGTTTTTCTTGCCGACCGTATTTTTGATAGGACCGTTCATAGTTTTAGCTGTAGGACCTGAATCCCCCAAGTTTCTACCTTTTGTTTTGCCTTTGGACTCGATACCATTAGCGCCTGATTTGAATGACATAATTTACTCCTAGTTAACTGTTGTTGTTACTGTACCTACCTGCCCTAATGCAATCAAGTAATTCGGTGTTAAAACCGTATCAAATTGACTTGCCCCACCCACTGGAGCCCAACCCCATTGTATCTGCCTACTACCATCTGCAGGATACCCTGACTCATCAAATGCTGTTGTAGACCCTGCTTCTGTCTGTATACCTGTCAAACCTGAGGAGTAATAGCTTGTATCTGGTCTTGGTTCCCGTATAGCTTGTGGGTCTGAAACTGGATACATACCTAACTGCAACTGCGGTTGATCTGGGTCCCAACAAGTAGGGCATACCTTCACATTATAAATCTTTGTCTTTAATACTTGCTTCTTTAATTCCTTGAGCTTATAGCGCTGACCACATCGGTCACACTCCGCAATTGCCCATTTACCTGACGCATACTTTTCTGGCATGATCTACCTCAATAGAACATTTGGCGTGGTACATACCTATCAGCAGCTTTATCTCTATCCTCTTGTGAAGCTAATAACCATTGTTGCTCGTACTCAGACTTTAAAAACAACACTCTTTCTGGGGCAACTTCTGGTTTCTTAGCCGCAATCATGAACGCTAAACCGGCTACCAAACACGTAATTAAACGGAATGGGATGTCTTGTACATTAACACCATCACCAGCATTTTGTAAACGACGTAAACGCCAGTAGACAAATGTGTAAGGACCACCACCATCACCTGTAGGCCAGACGTTGACGTTAGGTAGGTTTAGAACTGTAATAGCTTCAGTTGTTGTATGTGTTGCTGCCGTTGTTCCGTTCTGTGCACGAAAGCAATTTAAAAGCTGTTTGTTTGCTGTATCTACGTTTTGATACGATATGATCTCAGTACCAATCTGAATAAAGCCTGTTGTTGCAAGTTCTTCTACAGAAGTTAGGGTTAGTGTAGTAGCTGTTGCACTGATGTTTGCAGATAGCTTAGCAGTGATAGTGTTTTGCTGTCCTGTCTGGCGGTTAATCCAAACTTGAATTGGTCGGCCCTGTGCATTCTTAGTCGGTATTGTGGAATAAGTAGACTCGGAAATACGGCTAATATTAATATCAACTTGGGTTTGGTCTGAGCCAGTACGGATAACTTGGTCTAAAAGGTCGATTGTATCAACAGGGATAGCGTACATAGCCTGCCCTGTATTAATAGTAATTTGCCCCTGCTCAATAGTCCACAGGTTAATGCCTCGGTTGGCCCACTCAATAGTCAGTAAGTTTAAAGAGCGACGAGCAGTACGCATATCGTAACCCGAACGCATCTCTAAACCTGCACGTTCAAATGCTTCCTCAATTAACTCAGTGAGGTCAAGGTCAAAATCTGATAAGCCTGACGTATATGCCATTATTTAACTTTTCTGTACTGTTTTACTTTTGCTTTTACTTTTGCTGGCTGGGGCACGAACTGCTTTCCTTGTGCTTTCCCCGCTCGTTTTGCTCGTGTTGTTGCTGCGTACTCCTGCGGGCTTAGGGACTCGATTGCTTTTTTTGGCAGGTACCGCTCGCCTGTTTCGGACGACTTCTTCCCCGACTTGGTTGTCCATTTCTGATCGCCCCAAGCCTTGAGGCTGCGCTGTGATTTTGCTAATGCCATTAAGTAATCTCCAGAACCATTTAATCACGATAACCACCACCGGCAGCTTTGTAGCGTTTAGCCATTACTTGTGCTTTACGGGCTGACCATTGACCTGCGCCAGTACCTACAATCGCAGCGGCTTTAACGCTGTTAAAAATTCGTTTACGCAACTCAGGTTTAGTGTAGTTGCCTGCTTCATTTACTTTAGACTTAGTTTTACCGCCTTCAGCATACATGTCCGCCGCAGTTAATGAGCCAGGTTTAGATAGCAACTTCTTAGCCATGGCCGATGCAGTACCACCTTTAGTAGTAACAACTGACTTTGACCCCTTACCCACCTTACCGCCCTTAGCGTATTCAGTAAAGTCGGTTTTATCCTTGCGCGCTTTCTTTTTCGCACCAGGCATTTTAGAAGGGGCTATATCGCCCATCCCACGAGCGGGTCTCATGCACGAGTCCTACCACGAATTGCACAACCATCAGCACGTTTAGAAGCGGAAGAACGAACTGCACCGCCAGCTCTTTTTGAAAGGGCTCTCTCCATTTTTTCTTGGAAGCCAGTCTTTTCTGAATTGGTTCTAGCTACTGGAGTAGGTTTTGATTCAGCTTTAGGTTTTGGTGCTGCTGCTTCAGAGCGCTTAGGGCCGGTCTGTTCAAATCTAGCTAATGGGTCATAGAGTTTAGGAGCTTTAAAGCCTAATTCGCTAGCATCTACCTTTTGAGTTCTGGCTTTTGTATTGCCACCAGCTTCTGTAAACGACTTAGGTGCAGATACGTCTTTACCTTTAACAACGTCTTTAGCTTGTTGTACTGGATTAGCTTTTTCTTTTGCTTCGGCTTTAGGCTCAGCTTTTGGTGTCGGCGCTTCTGCTTTAGGCGTTAATTTTTCCGCAGTCTTTTTAGGAACTGAAGCTTTCATTTCTGAATCGTATAAATCACCGTATTCGTTACGCTTAATTGAGCCTTTAACTGTACCAGTCTCATCTTCGATATCAGACCCTTTAATGCCTTCAAGACCTTCAACAGATTTCATAGCACGGGCACGAACGCCTTCGTCAATGCTACCACCGCCTTCGTATTTTTTCATCTTTTTCATAACTTTTCCACCCCTTTTATACCCTGCTTGTTCGTACGCTTCGCCCTCACGAGCCGAAGCTGGGACTGATTCTCGCATTTTTAATCCTGCTTTAACATCATCTCTAGCCGCTTTAGCTGCGGTTGTAGATACCCTAGAAAATATATCCTTCTCCCCCTCGATACCTTCTTGGGTTTTCTTGCGGGCAGCGTCTAACTTAGAGGCTTCTTTTTCGGTGGGCTTTCTGTAGTTAGGCATGACTAGCAGCCCTTCATCTTAATCATTGTGCCCTTAGTCTTACCCTTAGTTTCAATGCCACCACCACGAGCCATCTTCTTAGGCGCACAAGCCATACCGCCTTTTTTAAGGGTAGCTAGATTAGTTTTCTTACCGCCGTGTTGTTGCTTATCGTGCATACCAACGGCTTTTTTAACCATCTTCTTGTCCTGAGCCAGATCTTTTTTCATCTCGCCTTTTTCAGCGTGGGCCGCACCGCCTTCTTTCATAAAGCCCATCTTATTGCGTACGGCTGTAGGTAGCTTAGCTACACCTGGGTTCTTTTTCATATCTACTGGTTTCATCATGCCACCTTCTTTAAATTTTTTGCCTTTGTCGGCGTTGTTAAAATCTTTACCCACAGATTGTGGAACTCCTGCCTTCTTAGCAAATGCAGGGTTATGTGCAATTGCCGCCATAAAATTGTGTTGTTTCTTACTTGTTGATGGCATCTTTTTTACCTAACCAACGTTGAACAGTTTTAGTTTCATATATACGAATAGCCGTCCAGACTATGGTAAAAATAGCGGCGACAGCTGGTAACATATCTGCAAGGGTTCCTAGTACAGTGGCAATTGAAGCAAAGTCAATAATTTGTTTTGTTGCGTCGTCCATACTCATAAATGGGTCTTTCATATTAGCACTTCCACGCTCTTAATGATTTGTTAATACGGCTATCTGGGTCTTTAGCGGTCTTCTCGCTTGTTAGTTTTTTCTTCATGCCTTCCATGCGGGCACAGAAAGACTTCTTCCGAGAGCCGCCTTCCGGTTGCGGCGGTTTTAAGTTCATACCCTGTTTCTTCGCTGATGCTCTCCCCTTGGCGTTCAGTCCGCCGTTGGGGTTCTTGCCTTCTTTTCGAGTCCATGCGGGGGTCTTTGCCATTATGCTGCATCTTTCTTTGCATCAATAGACTTCATTAACGGATATAAATAGTCTTCACCAAAAGCTCCAGCAAACTCTTCCATGCCCATGTGACCTAGTTTAATTGTTGGGTCAATCCATACTTCGTAACCTAATTCTCTTGCGCGGTCACAGAATAAGAAGTCTTCTCCAATGTATTGACCCTCTTTTAAAGCAAAATCAAAGAAAGCAATTATTTCGTCGCCTACCTTTTTTTCATCGTGGTAAAGCCATTCTGGATGAGCGTCACGCAACTTCTCAAATACTTCTCTACGAATTAACATAAAGGCAGTAGCTACACGCTTGGCTTTAACCAAACCCATGTAGTTCATCAAAATGTTCTCTTCTTCATCAGTATCTAATGTAGAGATATAAACTTTGCCTTTTTTACGGGCTACTGGAATACCAGCTACGATACCTTTCTTAGGATCGCTATTCCAAGCCATAAGGCGGAAAATGTCTTCAGCTTCAAAATTGATGTCTGAATCAATAAACATTAAATCTGTGCAGTCCGAGTCTAAAAAGTCTTTAGCAATAAGATTGCGTACACGAGACACCACGGAGCAGCCAGAAATATTGCAAATCTGAATATTTATACCGTGTTGCTGTGCTTGGACGCAAAAAGAAGCCAGCGAAATAGCCAGCTTTGCAGTTACTTTGAAGTCGTAAGTTGGAAGACCTAACATAATCTTCCGCCCTACTAAATCATATGAACCCTGCGCTTGAGTCGTTTCTGACATTTTTTATCCGTAGTAAACGTTAGCAGAAGTTATATTGGACATGTTTAAGTAA